CCTGGGCGGGCAGTGGCCATGCGCGCTGGAACGCTGGCGGCAAGCGCGGCGTCTATACCCACAACGTCAACAACCCGGAGCGGACGGGCCTGCACCCGACCGAAAAGCCGCGCCGCCTGATGGCCGAGATCATCGGTGATTTCAGCAACCCGGGGCAGCTTATCTGCGACCCGTTCAACCCGCTGACGCTGTCGAGTGGGACCGCGACGAATGGCAGCGCCACCACGATCAACATTCTTGGCGCCACATCCGGCTCCACGATCACGCTACAGTCTGGCTCGCTGCCAACGGGCATGACGCTGGACGGCCCGGCGCGCACGATATCCGGCACGCCGTCGGCTATCGCGTCCTACTCTTTCACGCTGCGCGAGACGCTGGCAGGGGCGACCAACACGCCGCGCGATACGGCGCTTGGCGTGGTGGTTGCTTCGTCAATCCCGCTCGTCGAGATCGAGGCGAATGGCTGGGCGGCGGGGTACGATGGCACGCCGCCGTCTGACCTGGTGCTGACCGACTTCAGCTATTCGGAGCCGGGCTTCGACGCGACCGGCGCGGCGGTGACGCAGAGTGTTTCCAACCGCATCACCAAGCGCATCTGGGGCACCTGGCCGAACCACAACAGCAACCCGGCCACGTCTACGCCGAACCTCTATGACGGCAACCGCATCGCCTTGGCGCGGAAGGTTCGCTCGGGCGCTGTGATCTCGGGCGTGACCAACAACTCCACCGCGATCTCGCCAAAGCCCATCGCCCGCTGGCTGACCCCGGATGGGCTTGTTGTCGGCAACAGCCTGACCGTGGCGCTTCTCGCTTATCACATGGACTGGCGGGACCAGCGGCCGGTTGCGTGCGTGGTGCTGACGGCGACCGACGGCACGACGAGCGTGACGGCGACACTGACCGCAACCGTGGTGATTGGCTCCGCGATCTTCGCCAAGCCGGTGATCGGCTATCAGCATACGTTCGACCTCTCGACGCTGGCCGATGCGGCGCAGGTGCGCGTGCGGGCGCAGATATACCCGTGGCTGGGCGTGCCGAGCGGCACCTATGCCAATTCCAGCGTGCGGGACAGCGATCTCGAGGTGCAGACCGACCCCGAGGCGTTCCACAGCCTCTACTTCCTGAAGCACACAACGCGCGCCGCAACGCCGCTCATCGCCTATGTGAACCCGACGACGCCGGGTGGATCGCCGGCCGCCTCGACCGTGGACGCGACCGCCAAGGGGCAGCCGTTTGCCAACCTGCGCGCCGCTGTCGACGCGGTGATTGCGGCACAGGGTGACACCGCCGGTGCTGTGATCCGGCTGGCATCCGGCGAGACGTTCAGCACTTTGCCGACGAACGCCGACAAGGTTTCCGGCTCTGGCGCGGCGCTGATCGTCGAGAAGGACAGCGCGGTTTCGGGCCGGCAGCCGGTGACCGTGACCAGTTCCACTCTCAGCTTCCGGCAGGCGGCGGCTCCGGCGCTTAACGCGGGCGGGATGCGCTTTCCGCATGTCCACTTCCGGGGCTTCGACTTCACGCGCGGCTCCGGCACCAGCTATTTCTTCGGGCAGAGCACGCGCCAGCACGTCTACACCTTCGAGGACTGCCGGCTGGACAATGCGGGCTATAACGGTGCGCTGATGCAGCGCTCGTCTGGCGTGTTCTTCAGCCTGCCTCGACTGCTGCGCTGCACGATCCTTGGGACGACGGCGGCAACGCTGGCAGCGAACCCCTCCACATCCTCCAACGAGCAGGCGATTGCGCTGGCGGTGGGCAATACCATCACCTTTGCCGGCAACCACTCGATCCACAACCTCTGTCTCGTCGGCAACACGATCACCAACCCCGGCGGCGCCAATTGCTCGGATCGGGCGTACAAGAACACGGTTACGGCCTGTAACGAGTTTCTTCTGGCCGCGAGCAATTACGCCGGGCAGAACCTGAGCGCGGCGACGCCGGCCGGCGACCTGAATATCGTGGGCCATGCCTATGTGCAGAACACGATAGAGTGGGTGAAGGCCGGCGCGGCGGATGCCTGCGTGAGCTTCTCGAAGGACTCTGGCCTGTCCTCGACGGACCATGTGATCGAGGTGCACAACACCTACACTGGCTGCGACGCACAGGGGCGCTGCGGCCGCTTCTACGACGAGACGAACGGCACCCGCCGCCTGCACCGCAACCTGTTGCTGGCGAACAACATTTACTCGCGGCAAGCGACCAAGGGTGACATTTTCGTGGGCATCTCGCTGGGGCTGACCGACCAGGCGCCGTTTGCGACGGGCTGGAACGAGTTTCGCTATGGCGTCGGCTGCCACCACAGCATCGAGCAGTATAAATCGGACTTCCCCGTCGTCGAGCAGACGGCATCCGGCTATCAGGGCGAGGGGCATATCCTGCCGTCCGGCCCCAGCAGCCCGACGAACACGATCGATATGCTGTTCGTGGACCAGCGGACGACGACGTGGAACGGCAGCGCTTATGTGGCGGGCCTTGGCGGATCGAACCTGCGCCTGCAGGCCGGCAGCCCGGCGAAGGCGAGCTGCACCGCGCTGGTGAGCCACGATCTGGACGGCACGCTGCGGCCGACCGGCGCGGGCGCTGCGGCGCGCGGGGCCTACGTGTGACGACGCTGAGCTTCACAGCGCTGAGCCTGAGCTTTGCGGCTCCTCTTCCGTCGATGCCGACGCCGACGCGCTATATCGACTTCGCGGATGGCAACGACGCGGCGGACGGGCTGACACCGGAGACGGCGTGGCAGCATGATCCGGGCGATCCGCTGGCCAGCGGCGTGGCAGACGCGCATGTGATCGGCCCCGGCGACGTGTTCGCCTTCAAGGGCGGCGTTCGTTATCGCAGCCGGATCGTGATGGGGCCGCCGGGCACTGCGGAAAGCCGCGCAGTGCGGCTAGGCAACTATCCCGGCTTCGGTGTGGGGCGAGCGATCTTCGACGGCGCCGAGCCGGTGGAATCGGTGCGTGTGGCAACGTCTCAGGTGGATGCGGGCGGTATCGCAAACTGGGCGGATGCCGATATCCGGGTGGTGGAGTTTTCCTCGCGCCCGCACGGCATGACGCTGGCGCTTTACGATACGACCGGGCTGCTGTTCCCGAACCAGTACCCAGTTCCGGTCGACTATTACACGTACGACGACATTCAGGCATCGCCGTCGGCGGCGATCACCGCCGCGGTGGCGGGGTGGGACACGGCGACGCCGAGCATTACCAATGCCGAACTGGCGGCCGAGTGCGCCGGGCAGACGGGGCTGGCGCAGGTGGCCGTGTGGGTCGACGGCTCGCAGATGCAGGAGCGCACCGTTCTGTCGGTGGTGGGCAATGTGGTAACGCTGGACGGGGCCTTTACCCGTCAGCCCTACACGCCGACGACAAAGATTTATGTGCGCCACACCATGAAGGCGCTGGGGGCGGGCTGCTGGGCCCGGCTTTCCGACACGAAGGCGGTTGTTCGCCTGCGCAACGGTGACGCGGCGGTGCGCGTTGGCCGAAGCCTGTTCGGCAGTAGCGTCTATCGCATGCTGAACGCCAGTGGTGCGAGTTATCACACGGTTCGCGGCTTTCGCTTCGAGGCATTCACCGGACAGGGGCCCGGCGGCTCGGCAGAGGCGATCATCCGGGCGTCGAACGGATCGAGCGTGGGGTTGGAGGTTTACGACAATCTGTTCACGGACTGCAGCGACGACAGTGGCAGCCTCGTCTGCGTGCATTCCACCAACCTGAGTGGGCAGAGCATCCGGCGGAATCGGTTCCAGAACCTGCACACCTTCGGCGCGGTGCTGGCGAACTCCACGGGCTTCGAGATCGAGGAAAACGTCTTTGACCGTGTGGGGCGCACGGCCATCCGGATGACGGAGCAGACCGGCGACACCGACGATGTGCCGACCTTCGGCCGTATTCGGCGAAACATCCTGTCTCGCATCCGCGGGGTGCATACAAACGCCATCGCCCTCTATGGCCAATGGAAGGATTACATCGTTGAAGACAACGCAGTGCTGGAAACGCCTCGACCGCTGACCATGCAAGGTGCGCCGTCCGGGCCCAGCAACCGCCTTGTTCGCGGCAACTTGCTGGTGGCCTCACCGACCGATGGCAACGGCTGGGCCGGCTGGCACAACGGAACCGCAGACATTGGCGGCCTGACCTTCGACAATAATGTGAACATCGGCTGGGCGGCCGGCCTTCTGGTCAAGACGCAATGCACCGCGCTGGTGCTGACGGATAACCTCGGCACAGATGGTGCCGCCGGCAACGGCCCGGGCGAGGGCCCGGGCTATGCGGTGGAGGCGGGCGGCAGCGATCTGCGCGATAGCTGGACGACGAGCGGCAACGAGAGCATCGCCGCCGACTATCTGACGACGAGCGGGGCTATCGTGGCCGTCGACCAGGTTCGCGTGCAGCGAAAGCGTGGCCTTCTCGAACTGGACCTGCGCGGCGTTGGCGCCTGAGCGCCGACCCGACGAAGCCGAAGCCGAGGATCAACATCGCCCAGGTCGCGGGCTCTGGAACGGACATTGTGACCTTGGAAATAGTCCAGTCTCCGCTGGCCTCTGACCAATAGCATTGGCTTGGATCGTTTTGCCAATCGCACTCGAAGAGGCGGTAGCTGAAGTATCCGCTGGCAGCATTGAGGTTGTGGCCGGCCGCGATGGCGTAACCCCACCATGAAGGGTCTTCCATCGCGCCGAACGATGTATCTGAAATGATACCTTCGGTGCCGCCGAACTCGCCCCATTGTTCGCCGGTGTCGAGCCGGGTGAAGAGGATGCGGGACGCACGGGACTCCGTGAACGGGATGTCGCCGGGCTCGTCGCGATAGGCGACGAATTCGATGGATACGCGGAAGGACTTGCCCAAGGCGCCGTCGAAGATGGAACTGCTGAAGGCAGCATTCTGGATGAACAGGTCATCTACCACGCCATAGCCGTGAAAGCCGATAGTGGCGGTTTTCCCAAGCGGCACGACTGGCACGCTGACAGCCGCCGCGGCAGACGACGCGAAGCAAAGCGCGGCCGTGGCCGCGAACAGATAGCGCATTTCAGAATCCCCCTGTTGCCCGCCCCATGATGCGCGCGCCCGGCGTCGCTGGCAAGAACCCAAACTGAAAGGCCTATGATGGCAAGCTTTTCCACGGCTGCGGCCAATGCGATGCTGGATGCGCTGGAGGCCGCAATCGGCCCCTCCCCCACCCTGATCATCTATGATGCCGCCCAGCCTTCCGACACATCCACGGCGGACGTTGGCAACGTGCTGGCCACCATGGTGTTGCCGACCGACTGGATGGCGGCGGCGAGTGGCCGGACGAAGGCGCTTTCCGGCCTGTGGCGCGACGCGGCGGCCGATGCCGCCGGGCAGCCGGCCGGGTTTGCGATCAAGCAGGGCGCCACTGTGTGGCTGCGCGGCACGGCTTCCGCCACTGGCGGCGGCGGCGAGCTGCGGTTCAACCGCACGCCCTTCAGCGTGGGCCAGCAGGTGGACGTTATCAGCTTCCAGCTGAGCCTTTGACATGCAGGCGGGCGACCTGCGCGAGCGCGCCACGCTGCAACGGCTGGCCGACGCGGACGACGGCCGCGGTGGGCAGGCCGACGCCTGGGACCATGTGGCAGACCTGTGGGCCAGCATCCTGCCCACGAACGGCCGGGAGAGCCTGGAGGCCGGCGCGCTGACCGGCGTGCAAGGCTGGCGCGTGACGCTGCGATACCGGGCCGATCTGGACAGCGAGGCCGGGGTTCGCCACCGGCTGGCGTGGAACGGGCGGCTGCTGAACATCCGTTCCATCGCAGACCCGGACGGCCGCCGGCAGAAGCTGGTGGCCTTCTGCGAAAGCGGCGTGGCGCAGTAGGATGAGCCGCTTCCGGGGGCGCCGCCTGCGCGGGCTGGTGCATGTGCGGCGGCTGTTGCAGCGCCTGCCAGACAGTGTGTCTGCCGAGATGGCGAAGGTGATGGAGGAGGTTCGTCCTGCGGCGGTGGCGATCGCAAAAGCCGGAGCGCCAGTCCGGCGCGGCAAACTGCGAGCCGCGATCGACGGTCAAGTCTATGTGAAATCACTTCGATTCCGAGTAGGTTTGCTAACGAAGAAAATCGCCCGCGAAAATTTCTATGGCCATATTCTGGAGGTGGGGCGCAAGGCCCAGTCCATTCCAAACATACGCCGCTCCAAACCTTCTGGCGGCTTTACCACCTATGCCAAGGCGATGGAGGTCAAGGCCATACATCCCACCAAGTACGACATGGTGGGCGGTTACGCCAAGGATCGCATCAGGGCCCTCTTCAGAAGCCCTTTGAACAAGCTGTTCGACCGCGCGCTGCGCGACGCTGCCCGAGGGGCGGGAGACCCGAATGCCTGATCCGGTGACACCGCTGAAGCTGGCGACGCTGGCCCGGCTGCAAGGCCAGGTCGGCGCGCCGGTGTTCGACCATATCCCGGACGGGCAAATGCCGCCCGCCGTGGTGATGGACACGTTCACGCTGGACGATGAAGGCGACAAGCAAGCCGACCTCTGGCGCATCTCTCTGACGGTGCAGGTGATCGCGCAGGGCCGCAGCCGCGACCAGCATCGCGCCATCATGGGCGCCGTTCGCGACAGGCTTGCGCGCTGGCGGCCCGCGGCGGCCGGCTGGAGCTTCGGCGCGTATGTTTTCGTTTCGTCCGGCGAGCAGACGCTGGGCGACGGGCTGACCCATCTGGGCGACGTGCAACTGCAGATTTTCGCGCAACCGGCCTGAACGCCGGACTTTTCCACATCATCAGGAAGGACGAACGATGGCCAAGAAATTGGGCAACGACTACCGGCTGTTCATCGAGGCGGCCGGCGGCGGCACCTACAACGAGATCAAGGGGCAGCAGGATCTGTCGCGCAGCGGCAGCGCCACCTTCTATGACACGTCCACGAAGGACACCGGCGCCTATGCGACCAAGGCCCCGGCGCAGCGTGAAGTGGCGCTGACGCTGGCCATGCGGCCGGACCTGCCCGACGCGAACGGCTTCACCCGGCTGGAGACGATCGCCAACGCAGCGACCTCTGCCCCGGTGAACGTGCAGATCCGCAAGGCGCCGTTCGCCGTGGGCGATGTGGTGTTTCAGGCCAGCATGTACGTCGACCTCGCCTGGAACGCGCCGCACAATAACGTCGTTTCCGCCACGGCCAACTTCTCTCTGGCGGCCGCGCCGACCGTGGACGCGCTTTCGTGACGGCGGCGAATGCCCACCGGGGCGAGATCACGATCCGGCTGGACGCAGACTATGTGATCCGGCCGGACTTCGAGGCCGCCGCCGCCATCGACGAGCAGCTTGGCAGCATCATCGACCTGGCCCGCCGTGCCCTGACCGAAAAATCGCTGAGCTATCGCGAGGCCAGCGTGATCATCTGCGAGGGGATGAAGGCGCAGGGGCGCGCGGCGGAGGACAGGGCCATGCAGGCCGTGAACCTGCGCCGCGTGCAGCAGCTTGTCTATGAAGCCGGGATGCTGACCGTGGTGGGCCCGTGCCTGGGCTTTCTGGCGGCCGCCGTGACGGGCGGGGCCGAACCGGGAAACGCAGCAGCGGCGGACGGGCAGAGCTGAGCGAAGGCTTTCCGTTCCGCCGCTTCATGGGCCACGCCATCGCCCATCTTGGCTGGCGCCCCGCCGAGTTCTGGCGCGCGACCCTCCATGAATATCAATCCGCCATGGAGGCGAAAGCCGAAGTGGCCGCCGATGCCGACGATTGAGCGGACGGGGAATCCAACATGGCAGATGATGTGAAAACCCTGCTTCTGCAGGTTGATGCCAGCGTGGAGCTGATGCGGCGCGAACTGAGCGGGGGCATCAACAGCCTTGATGGCTTTGAGCGCCAGGCTGACCGCATGGCCACGCAGGTGGATGGACATTTCAAGCGGATCAATGCGGCGGCAGCGATGGCACGCGCTTCCATAATTGGGTTTATCACTGGCATCGGCATCGAAGGCGTAATGCAGGGCGGGCGGGCAATCCTGCAGTTTGCCGACGATCTAGAAGCTGCTGCTGAAAAGGCGGGTATGGCGGTGGAACGCTATCAGACTTTGCGCGAAGGATTGCGCAAACTGGAGATTTCGACCGATCAGACTGACAACGTGATGAAACGCCTGCTGGAGACGCTGGGTGCAGTGCAAGGCGGAACGGCGGCGAAGGGCGTCACCGATGCGCTCGACCGAATGCAGATCACTTCCCGTATTCTGAACGGCGAGATTTCTACCACAGATGAGCTTCTGGATGCCATTGCGGTTGCGAGTAAAAACTACAAGACCGAGGCTCAGTTCACCGCAGACGTGGTGGACATCCTTGGCCGCAAGTTGGGCGTCGATCTTGCAGCCGCGCTGAAGGACGGTGGCAAGGCACTTCACGAACAGGAGCAGGCGTTCCGGGACGCAGGAGCGGTAATCAGCGAAGACTATATAGGCAAGTTGGCGGATGCAAACGAAGCTGTTGATGCCTTTGCCGAGCGCGCAAAAGGCAAGCTTACAATCTTGGCGGCCGATCTAATTCGAATTGCGGAGTCTGCACAAAAAGTGCCTGCATGGTTATGGTTTGTCAGCCCTGCAGGCGCCATTGCGAAAACCTATGCCGGCATGGAAGAGGACGGCATTGGAAAGCGTGAACGGCAGCGCCGAGACAAGAATGCCATAAAGTCGCTTCCTGCCGGCTCGGACGCCCGGGCTGCGCTGGAGGCGCGCTATTACAAGGACTATGGCGAAGACGCGATCCCCGCTGAGGACATCGTTGTAACGGCCGCGCCGCTTCCGAAAGATAAGCCCCCCAAGGCCAAGGCGAAGGTTGATAGGACAACGAAGGCGCGAGACCTGTTTGATGCGGAACAGGCCATAGGGCTTAACTTTCAAGAAGTAGCGCGGCGCATCACCAACGAAGCCAGCCGGTCCGTTTCGGAAATCGAAGTGGATTTAGATGGGCTTCTGGCGACATCGACCGAAGTATCAAAAGCGCTGTCAGAGCAGTTGAATGCCCCGTTCGAGCGGGCCGCTGCCTTCAGCAAAGACCTCTCTGAGAATCTCGCCCAGGCAATTGTTTATGGTCAGGACATCGGATCGGCGCTGGTGAACAGTTTCAAGGCGGCCGCGGCCGAGGCCATGGCCAACGGGCTGTTCAAGCTGTTGCTGGGCGATGGAACGGCGGGCAATGGCGGCCTTTTCGGTACTGCGCTGGTTGGGCTTTCCAGAGCCTTCGGTGGCGGCAAGGCGAGCGGCGGGCCGGTGGACCCATCCCGATACTATGTGGTTGGCGAAAACGGCCCCGAGCTGTTCGTGCCCGATGCCGCTGGCACCATCATCCCCAACGGCGGCGGGGGTGGCGGCG